TTTTGGGCGTTTACCATATATGTTATGCAATTTTAAATGATGCATATGACATAGTGTAACAGCACTTTCGTAAACTTCCGTTCTATGCTCTTCGATGAATACTTCTCTTTGTGCTAGTATTTCATCTTCGGTCTTAATGGTGAGTCCTTTCTTTTTACACCATGATTCAAATAACTCGGTCAGACCGTAAAAGTGATGAAAGTCCAGGGTTTCTGTACTCCCACAAATGTAACAATGCGTGTCTTTCTTATACTGCGACTTAGCTTTGTCACGAACATACTTTATTAAATCTCTCTTTAAAGTCATAAACCTACTTCATATATGAATTTTAACAAAATTTTTACCTGTTGTCAAGAACTATTTTTTCAAGGAGTAGACTAGAAAGTTGTAGCACTTACCTCGAATGAATAGAGCGCATAACGAAGGGCATCAGCCATGTGAGATGCTGCGTTATGTTTTGGTTTTTCCTTAAGTAAATTAGGATTTGGATCCCACTGGTATTGATCTAGTGCCCATAGTGCTTCTTTACATCTTTGGTCTACAATCAATTTATCATTATCTACTACACCAGCTACATATCCTATTCCGTCTAGTACTGATTTCTTTGCATTAATAGTAGTAATGTCATAGTTCTGTGCAAAGTCAAATCTTGTTTGTTGAGCAGCTGAATCAATATAAATATAATCTATGTCCCATTTATCTATCATCTTTCGTATTTCGATAGCGTGCTGCTCTGTTGTTCTTTCACTATCTAAGTACTCATCTAATAAATAAAATCGTTCAGAATCCCAGTCGTATCCAATCACACATAATGCTGTAGGGTCTTTATAACCCACGTCAAGTCCTGCAAAAACATCCATACGACTGGTATCCAATTCTGCTAAATCCGCTACACACTCCTCATGATTAAAAGCCCAAACCTGACCTTCAAATACATTAAAGTCTGCCATATACTCCTGATTAAATTCTGCTTCAGACATGGTTTTCCTTGCTTCAGCAATATCTTCTTCAGATAGTCTTGGATTCTCATGGTAAGTAGCTTTTACACTTGCCCATTGTGGGTACTCATCAGAAAAGCCTCTATACCAAAACTCTGCAAACCAATTATTTCTACCACGAGGAGTAGATATAAATAGTGCTTTTGAGTTTTCTTTATCTAGTGTAGGACGAAGTGCCACATTGAAAGCATCTTTGCCATCTACAAGTGCTGCCTCATCAAATATAATTAAATCGTAACTTCTACCAACAACAGAGTCTACTTGATTGATTGACCCCATACGAATAGTAGAATGATTACTAAGTTCAATAACTTTATCTTTTGCATTATCTCTTAATACTTCTAAATCAAAGTGCTTAATTAATTGTCTTTGTAAATCAAATGAAATTTGAGATAGTGAGTAGTTAGGCGACATAAGTAAAACATTACAGTTTGGTACTAAAGTGACTAACTGACCTATAATATTTGCAATGTAAGTTTTGCCCTGTCTTCGAGACACAGCTGCACATACAAAACGATATTTAGGATTATTGATTGCATTGATGATTGCATGTTGTGAAGTGTTAGGTGTAATACCTAATAATTCAAGATACCCTTCCATAGGTAACTTGATAAATCTTGACTGCTCTTGAAAAGCCATCAAGTTATCGGATACTATGTCTTTTCTACTAAGTTCTATCAATGTATAATCTCGTCAGTAAAAAAATTATCTAGTGAATCCTCGTCCAAGAGACCATGCTCTTGTGCTTTGTGGTATAAGTATAAATATGAAGCTGCAAGTTGTTTAAACTTTTCCTCTGCTTGTGATAGTTCTCTAAATTCTTCCTTCTTTATGAAAGTGCTTAAAAATTTTGTAGCATGTACTACTCCTTCATCTAACCAAAGTTTTTGTCCACTTTTTGTTTGCATTATCTTCTTCTCCTTCTTCGAGTTGTTTTTCTTCTTCTAATACCTTTAACATGCTTTTGGGATTTTGGTGGTCGCTTTTTACTTCCACCTTTTCCTGCCCAAAAGACTTTATTCGCCCACCAAGCTGCTGAAGATTTACCTTTAGCAATATTCTTAGCGTGTCTTGCTTTGAAACTTCTTCTAGCTTCTGGACTATAATTATGACCCATGCCTTGCGCTCCGAATCTAATTATTTTTATTTTACCACCAACTCTTACAGCAACAACTGCTTTCTTGGTTTTGTGGTTAGGCGTTCTTTTTGGTTTGTTTAAACCTGTAAGTCCCGCTCTTTTTAACCTAGCTTTCTCTGCTGCTGTAAGTGCCATTATCTTCTTCTTCGTCTGCCTGGAAATCTTGCTCTAGGTGGATTTTTTGTTTTACCATATCTAGGGCCGATTCCTTTTGGTGCCGATGAATATCTAAACGCCTCTATACCATTAGGATTTTTAGTATTAACTAAAGCTCCTGCAGCTGCGTTCATATCTCTTGTAACTCCTATTTTGAGTCTGTGTTTACGAATCTTTTGAGTGTTATGTCTACTTGGTCCGCTTAAAAAACCGCCTTGTCTAGCCATTCTTCTTTCTCCTCAAAGCTCTCTCGTATACTCCGTGAGAACTACCTGGCATAAATCTCTTAGCTTTTCCTCTGCCATGAGAATGTATGCCTTTTAAACCTAGCCTTCTTGCTCTTTTACGAGCTGCTCCAGCTGTTTTGAAAATATCCTTGTTCTTGATATAAGTCTTGTGTTTTCTTTTATTTATCATCTTCTGCGTCTTCTAGTAGTTTTCTTTTTCTTCCTACCTCTCTTTGCAAAAGTTGCGACATTTCTTGGTTTACCACCAGGATTACCTGCTGCTCTTTTTCTTCTGACTGCTGAACGAATCTGTGCTTTTGTCATTCTTCTAGCTTTACTAGCAGGTACACATTTAGGATATCCTCTTTTACTTTTTCTTGCAGACTTTCTTCCACAAGGGGCGTATCCACCACCTTTACGAGGTCTGGATATATCTACCCAACCTTCTTTAAACCATTTGGTTAATCCACCACTATGTCCTGGCATTTACTTTCCTTTTTCTTCAGCTTCTATCATCTTGTCTTTGATGTCGACTGAGCCGTCCCAGTTTTTGTCTTTACCTGTAATGATATTCCAAAACTGAAGAAGTGTCTCTTTGATATAATCTATCATCTTCTTTTTACTCCCATTCTGAAACGTCCGCCTCGTTTCTTGTAAGTTCTTACTAACCACCCATTTGCATATGCGGAAGGGTATACCTTAAACTTTCTCTTTGCTTCGGCTTTTACTCTAGCATAAAGAGTTGGGTTTGTTGGTACTGGCCTTTTCTTAGCGGCCTTTCTTTTTCGTCCTCTTTTTCTTGCGTGTCTTGGCATTATGTGCTTTCCTTAATCCTGCTTTCGCAGACTTGAAGATTGATGCGACAGTTTTCTTGCCCATCACTCTTGCTCGTTGTTCCCCTACAGTTAGTATCTGTATTTTTCTTGCATAAGACTTACGAACTCGTTTAACCTTTCGTACTGTTGCTCTTGCATCTTTTGCAGTAGCAAACTTGATTCTTACTGTATCTTTTGGATTCTCATCAGTATACAGTCGTCTTCCACTACCTTTTGGCTTTTTTCCTGTTCCTTTTTTTGGGTCTCGTTTTTTTCTTCTTACCATAACCTGATGCGTATATTGCTCTGCCTTGTGCTTCGGCTTGTTTGCGTGTGGGGTAAACCTTACCAGACTTACCCCATTTATAACCGCGTTTAACCTTTATTACAGGCATTATTTGTCTTTTGCTCTACCGACATTTAATGCAAACCAGTCTAAGACTGTATACATTTTCTTAACTATACCATCGTCAATTGGTGTAGGCGTTAAAGCCGCTACCGCTGAAGCTCCCATGACTATCCATGGAATTATCTTGACAATAACTATAATCCACTGTAAAAATTCTAACATAAGTTATCTCCTTACTTTGTATCGTCCACCCCGTTTCTGGCGCTTACAATACTGCTTTTGCGAAAACCCTTTTGGATTGGCGCAGTTTATTTTGCGTTTCCGCTTCATAGACCATCGCTTACGCATAGTCTAAAAACTTTCCTAAAAATCCATCAGTATCGCCGTCTTGCATCATAGATGTCTTCCCTTCATATCTTGGATTTAACCAAGGCAGTCTAGTATGAAAACCATTCATTACTCTTATTAGTTTTGTCGGTGTGCCTGCAAGTCGGTATACTCTTTTAGTACTTACGTCAATTATATACAATCCTTTGAAAGCGTTGACCGAGTTTTCAAACTTCTGTGCTTCTGTGTAGTTTTTTACTGTCACAGTCAGAAGTGGAGAATCTGTTCCCCACCTAGTGTTTGACACCTCAAAAGGGAATAATGAATCAACATCTTTTGCTGCCGTGATGGTTTCATTAGTATGATTTACATCTAGTGTATGTGTATGGAAATAGGCAATATAAGTTAAAGCCTGTCTCATGTCGTCTCTTTCTGCAATAAATCTTGGGCCAAGATTAATTAAAGTCCTATAAGTAATAAGTCTTTTTTGTTGTATTCTAGCCCATGTACGATTCTTACCGCTTTCCCAACATGCTCTTGATTCTAGTATTGTTCTCTCCATAATTATTAAAAGGCGGAGAAGAGACCCCTCGATTTTCTTTCCGTGTCATGAATAAAATCATGCAATTTTATTTAGTATAAGGTCATCTTCTCCTAGACTGTATCACCTCCTTCGAAGTTCTGTCAAAAACTGTCTGTCTTGTTGTATTATTATTGGACAGTGAGTTTGTCTACCACCACCTTTTGTGTAGTGAGGGTGTGACCATAAATATTCACATTTTTCTTGGTCATCGTTTCTCTGTTCTACAAACTCGTCTAGTTCATTGACAGACATCTTGGTGATATAAACTATTGCGTCCCATTCTTTAAGACTCCAGTTTTGCTCGTTTAACTCAAGTATGTCTTTGTCAAACTGTGTTATTTTTACCCTGCCGTTGCAGTAACTTTCGTAACTCCAAGGGCAAACATCTTTAATCGAATAAAAGTATTTCAACCAGAGGGATTTATCCTCTACTTCTCTTCTTTTTTCCATTACGCTTTTTCTTTCCGTTTTTCTTTTTCTTCTTGCCCATGCCTTTTTGCTTTGCAAGAATAGCTCTTTGTAGAGCTTTTGGTAATTTCTTTTGTTTAGCTGTTAATGCCATATCTACTCCCTAAGTCCAACGAGGAGGCTCGTCAGGACACTCCGCCCATCTTAACTTTGTTTTGAGGGGCATAAAACACATACAGATTCTACAGGTTTTCCAAAACTTACTGTAGTTTGGACAACTCTGACAAATCTTTAATCTGTCTTTGTGAGCTAACTTCTTTTTCACTTTCTAAGTGCTGGTGGTAGTTTCGCTCTCTTCTTTCTTTGTAAGTTTTTCTTACGTGCAAGTAGTTTCTTTACTCTTGCTGAAAGAGCTCCATCTGGTTGCTCTTCTGCTGCTTTTTCTAAAGCGTTCTTTAACTCTTCAGCCATTCTATCGCCTCTTTCTTAGTTGGAAATCTTCCTTTATCAAAGTCGCTTTTTACAGCGTACCAAACTCCTCTTTTGGTATATAGAACATCTGCTGGATATTCCTCTACTTTTTTAACTTCAGGTGATTTAGAAATGTCTTTTTTCTCGTAATCTACTTTCATATTTTCTCCTAATGAATAGTTAGTAATGTAACTATTAAACCCGCCATGAACAGTATAATTCCTGCCGCTCCTGACATGAGATAAGTATCTAACTTATTTAATCTTTCTTCAATTTCGTCAAAACGATTAAATGCAGTCTTCCATCTCTCAGCCACTACGGTCTCTATTTTTGCTAAATCAACTCGTATACTATTTATTTCGTTATCTGGCATGTGTTTCTCTTTTTTCTTTGTATAACTCTATACATGATTAATTATATCAAAAATCGTACCTCATGTCAAGTACTATTTTCGTATGGTATAGATTTTTACAGGTTCAGACTTACCTTTTACAGTCACTTCGTCAAGATAGTCATAATCATAACCATCAACTAGGCTGTACTCAGAAATCACATTGTCTACATCATACTGTTTGCAAGATGATTCTAGTCTAGCAGCAAGATTGACACTGTCACCAAGGACAGAGTAATCAAAACGATTGCTGCTACCAAAGTTCCCGACGACACATAGCCCCGAGTTGATTCCCGCTCCTGTATTAATCGTATCCAAGCCTTCTTCTCTGAGTCTTTCATTTAATTCCTCCAAAGCACTTCTCATTTCTACAAGTGCTGCTGTCGCATTTTCTTTATGCTTTTCATCTGGAAGAGGAGCACCCCAAAATGCCATGATGCAATCTCCCATATATTTGTCTATTGTACCGCCATGTTTTAAAATTATCTTAGTCTGATTGTCGAGGAATCTATTTATCAGGCTGGTAAGTCCTTGTGGATTCTTTTGGTATTTTTCCGAGATTGGTGTAAATCCCCTTATATCAGAAAAAAGAAAAGTGAGTTGTTCGGTCGACCCACCCAATCTCAGCAATGATGGGTCTTTCTGGAGTTTTTTGACCAGGTCGGGACTAACGTACGTCCCAAATTGTTGTTTGATTCGAAGTTTCTGGCGATACTCGGATAAGAAACTCAGAAACGAATGATATGCCCAAAACAAAATGGACAATATTACGATTCCACTAGCGTCTATCAAGTAAGAAGATTCATAAGCGTACCAGGCTCCATAAGAAGAACCTACAGTGAAAAGTGCCAGTGCAGGAACGGAAAGCCAGATAGACCTTGATGCAAAAGCCAGAGTAAGAAAAGCAAGTATAGCAACGGTGTATTCGACAGCCAGTGCCCAACTTGGTGAACTAGGGGCAGTGCCCTGTATAAGATTGTGTAATATGTTTGCTTGTATTTCATGAGGATATTTTGGCCCTGCCGGTGTGGGTACAGGGTTAGTGACACCCTCTGCAGTCGTACCCACTATGACAAAGGGCGCTTCAATGGGTTTGTTAACAAATTCACTTCCTGTTTGTTTATAAAATTTTGTATTCCAATTTAAAAAGATACGACCATTCGCATCTGTATTCATTAGTGGATAGTTTGGAACTCTTATCCACTCAATACCCTCTTCGCCTGTTTTTAGTTGGTAACTTGGGTCTTGGATAGCGACTCTTAGTAGTTCTAGTGCGAAACTTGGATAAAGTTTTCCTTGTGAGTTTACGACTAGTGGTACTCTTCTTGTTACTCCGTCTAGTTCGGGGCTTGAGGTAACTACTCCTTTTCCTTCTGCGGATACGGCTAGGCTTGGTGTCGGTTGTAAAATTCCTGGGTATTGATATAGCCATGGTAATGGGTCTTCTCCTAATTGTGCAGTACCAACATGAGTGCCAGTACTAGTTACTTGTGTCGATGCTGCTGTAGCAAGGACTGTTGGTTTATAAGACATGCGAAAGGAGAAGTATGTATCATAGTCCTCCCCTCTTATGTCCTTGTTGGGCATCAGTACTGTAATGCCTGGTATAGCATTAGTAGTGGTAATTAAATCACCGTATACTGACCTCGGTAACGGCCAACCTCCGTATTCGTCGATAAAGTTCTCGTCTAAATCAACGATTAAAATTTGTTGATTCCACTCTTCTTCTGTATTCATTATTAACCAGTCATAGGTTTTTAATTCTGCTATTTGTAGTGGATAAGGATTCCAGATAAAAATACCTAGTGCAATAACGATGCTTAGTAGTTTATTAATCATATCTATTTATTATGTACAGATTATTTATAGTAGCTGCTGTGACTACAGCGTTAAACCAAACCATTTGGTGTTCGTTTGAGTTTTGATGTATTAGTGGTAAAACTATCATCTTCAAAGCGAATACTTCTATCATCTCTGGTTGCTCTCCAAGTATTGGGTTTCCCTCTTTTACATTGTCATGAGTATCTAATGCATACATAGTAGTAATCATATCTAATGCATTGATTTTCCAAGAGTAGTTTATCTGTTGTTGATAAGGGCGTGGTAAATTATCAAATATTTTAAGTCGATTTCTTTCTTCCCAATCTTTGATTAGTTTACTATCTCTATCCATTTGTTCATAATCAAATGGAGTTTCAGGTAGTGTTAAATCTAACTTAACCTCCTGATTGTCGTATGCTAATAGTGGTGTTACTAGCAGAGTTAAGAATAATGTTATAAGCTTTTCCATCTTGTTCTATAATTATGTTATATCCAGTTTCACCATTTAGGTCTAACTGTACATACTGCGTTACTTGTCTAATCAAAGTTATTTTTTCAGCGTCGCCAAAAGTTGTTATTTGTGTAGACGGGTCATTTCCGTATTCTGTTCCTTGAATGTCTATAGGCGCGTATAAACTTGCCGCTAGTGCATCTTCGGTTTCTAATTCATCTAGTTGTTCGATAACTTCTAGTAAGTCTTCGAGAAAGTCAACATCTAAGTATTCAATGTCTAATTCTGAAAACTCTAAACTGTCATCTGCTAAGTAATCTATATTTAGGGAGTCGTCAGCGAGAAAGTCGATATCAAGAAGATTGCTACCAGAGTCGCTATCTCCGCTCTGTCCCTCAGTTTGTTGTAATTCTTCATTTTCCTTTGGTGGTGAGATAATCAATAGATTATCTATCAAGTCTACAGTTAAATCCAGGATAACAGTCTTAGTAGGAACTTGTTCCCATACGGTAGTTACAGTAGATTGATATGGTTTATTTAATACTACCTCCCCCATGGCAGTTGCTACTACAATCTCGCCACTAGGAAGTCCATTTGCATCTGGTAAGAGTATCACCAATGACCTGCCGAATTCATCAACGGTAACAGTAAAGTCTGTTCCTCGAATTGCGATTTGTGCTGTTGGTGTACTGATGTTGATATTTTGTTTGTCTATCTGTCCTATCTTACCAGTGATAAAACGAGCTGTTCCACTTGCAAACTGCATTGTCATTTTTGACTTCGAAGGATTCGGGTCAAAGATAACTTCATCTATTACAAGTTTACTATGCTCTGTAAGTCGAACTTTGCTATCATCTATAAATGTGATGCCGATTCGCCCATTAGCTGTACGAACATCGTCCATTTGTTTGATATCTTGTTCTAAGAAAGCAGGAAGGGGCTCATCTCTTAAGACTGCCCCGTTTCCCTTTAGTTCAGTGATTTCGCCTATATCAGCATGTAGTGGTAGTACCACCATCATTTTGAACAATACATATGTTACTATTTGACGCATCACCTTCAATTTTTAACCAGTCCGCTGCTAATGTGGAAGACTGTGTTACAGTTAATGTATTATCGTCTCCATCTAAGTCAAGATAAAAATATCCTGCATCGCTTGAACTGCTTCCATAACCTGATTTGGTTAATGTTAATGTGTTGTCATCTCCAAAGATGTCCATAAAGTTTGTATAGTAATCAGAATCAATATCAATTGTAAATTCATTGTCATCGCCAAGAATTGTCCAATCTATATCAAAGTAGTCAGAACTAGCATTTTCTGCTATATCAACATCAAATGTGTTTGAGCTACCTGTTACATCAAGATTTAAGTCTCCGAAGTCTGCACTATTCAAACCAGTCGTATCCATGGAAAATACAAATTCGTTACTATCTCCATCGAATTCGAAAAAGCCAGTAAAGTTACTTCCATATATTCCATCAGTAAGAAATTTATTAGAAGAACCTATTTGGTTA